GAACGATACGCTGTCCTGAGACACCTGAAGAGAAGTCGATAACTCCGTTATTCACTCTGAACGATGGTCCTGTGTGCAATGTAGATGGATCTACTAAGAACTTAGCTCCTACCTCGTATCCGAAGTACCAGAACCCATCAACACACCACCCATAGCATCCGTTGTACATTCCTGGTCCTTCGTATAACTTAGCCTCAAGTCTGTCTGTATCAAGCTGTGAGTCACCTATAAGTATCTCACCGTTCTGATCGAACAATACCTTGTAGTTATTATCCTGAAGATATCCTTTAGCTGTATTAACTTGCTTGTTCTCATACAACGGACGAAGTACACCATTAATAAGTATCGATATACGAACGTAGTTAACGTAGTCTGAAGGAAGTATAAACTTAAGGTTGTCACCCACCTCCATCTCAATACTCTTAATAGACCTAAGAGCATCAAAGTTCAACTGCTTAATAGCCTGCTTTGCATGAAAAATTACCTCGTAACGTTTCACGTTACTAAGTAACTTATCGTTACCGACGTACATCAACATGAAGTTGTTGACTATATCAGCAAGTGTAGTGTACTGGTAAGAACCCCAGTTCTGATCCTCTGGAATGTTACCGTTATTTGTGTAGTACTGATATGGTGTTATGTATGCCATCTATTAAATCTTTTGTGCGTTTTGTCCTTCCTCTGCTTTCGCTGCGCTTGTTATCTCAGTCTCACGGATAGATAGACCTGCGTACTGAAGTATCTTAACTACTAGATCAGTTTCGTAGCTTAGAGGTAGTTCGAAATCTTGATAGTCTGGTTGAGTAGGATCAAATATAGGTGTGCCTGAAATAACTCCGTTATATGTCCACTTAGGGTCTTTAGGAAACCTAATGTATTGAGCAGTAACAAGACCTGTTTGAGCGATACTATCTGGATAAACAGTAATAGTAGAACTTAATGCAGGAGGAGCAGTTCCTTCTTGTGTATATGCTGGATATGTAGTTGTAGGTGTTGTTAAGTTAGAGCTAAGTAAGTTATATATCTTATTAGATGGAACTTTCTCTATTTCTGTGTTACCGTTAAAAATTACAGTATTAAGCACATAACTATCATCTGGAACAGTATACTTTGCAGTAGCAGGATTGAAGAATAATATAGCATAGTTAGAAAACGTATCTATAGCTTCTTCTATCTGTTTAGGAATATCAGCGTATCCATTATTATGCATGTGAGCATTCTGTTTATTAACAGAATTACTATACGTGTAGAACATACCCTCGAAAATCTCAAGCTGTGCCTGCTTTGCAAACAAGTTAAACTCAAATGGGGTTATATATCCACGGTTGTCCTTATTGATTATGGATAGAACCGTGCTTCTTACGCTATCAATCATAGTGCAAATATAATAAAAAAGGCACTAATAAATAGTGCCTAGTTTCTAGAGTGGTTTACTAATGTTATGCAACATCGATATCACTAACAGCTTGTGGAACAGTTGTAGTGTAAACTACATTGTACCAAGGTTGTTGGTTAGCAGCTACAATTGCGTTTTGAATAGCAGTACGCATGCTAAATGCAACTTGTGCAGCATGAGTCAATGTAACAACTTTACCACCAGCATAAGTAATAAGTGTAGTAAGTGCTGTTGCAGAATCAGAACCTGCTTCAACTAAAACTACATTAGTAGCTGATACTAACTGATTAGCTTGTCCAGTAACTGGGATAGATAAAAACTTTTCCATTTTGTAAAAAATTAATGGGTTAATAAAGTACAAATATAAGTAAAAAAAGGCAGACGATTTTCGACTACCTTTTTCTATTACCTAAACAACTATGTGAATACTTTATGCGATGCAAATATATTAATTTTCAGAGAACTCTTTCTCTAAATACTTGTAAAATTCAACACCTTCGTTAGATTTTAACCAAGTCATGAACACATCTTCTTTTCGTTCACCAAATGGAACTGTAAGAATCTTCTTCTTGTTGTTACTTAAGTTATAGTGGATATCCTTCCCAGCTCTGAACGTGATGTACCCTTCCTTAAATGCTCGTGACGAGAAGTCATTTACACTAATATCTGGATCATCAACAGCATCTAAGAACTCTTCTGGATAGTTTTTAGCAAATAATAAAATGTCGTGCTTAATCTCAGATGATGCCATCTTATCTGGATCCATACCTAAATGCACACGAGCAATTGCCTTCATTACTTCTAGATCTAGACCTCTTGCAGTGATTAATGCATCAACTTCTAAGTTTAAATCTCTAACTCTATCTTCAGCAATTTTCTGTGGATCAAACTCATAGAATAATGTACCTCCATTGGCTAAATTATCAGGATGTATATCCATGAACTTCTGAAGTAGTGGATTATTTTTAGGTACAGTAATTTTACCGTCCTCCATTACAATTGGTTCAAGTATAGCAGTTCCATCCTGCTCATCCTCAAATATTGATCGTTGATTTCTTGAATAACGAAGTGCTCGGTTAATTCCTTTTTCTTCGTCAAAGTGAAGCAACTGTCGTCGCTTATTGCTTCTTGATTGAACAAAGAAGCTTACTGGTGTCTTTGATTGTTTAAGGATATAAACCCTATCCTTAGAGGTTCTCTCTTGTGTTTTCATTATACTTAATTTAAATTAAAAATAAAAAAAAGAGAGGGAGTATCTCATCCCTCTCTTAAGTGTATTAGTCTTTGAACAATACGAAGTTGTTTGCTCCAAGTGTACAAAGTGCACGCTCAGACAAGAAATTAACTTGCATTGCATCCAAGTCGCTAGTAGCAGCACCACCAGCAGAACCTGTAACCCAAGTCTTCATCTTACGGTTCTCAGCTTCGTTTGCACGGTAACGAACGTGTAAGAATGGTCTCTTAGCGTTTTTACCCATTACTTGGTCATATACTGACATAGTACCAGCAGGGATAAGAACACCGTTTACAGCACCACCAACGATACCTCCACGAAGAGCAGCATCATTCAAGTACTTCCAGTCAGACTTGTAGAAATCATAACCACGACGGAAAGAAGTAAACCCTAAGTTAAGAGCCATATCTTTATCGTTGTCAAATAGACCGTAAGAAGTACCACCAACTCCGTAAGAGTTTTGTGCAGCTAACATATCATCGATATCGAAAGAGAACTCACGATTTACGAACAATACGTTCTCAGCGATAGCACCTTGCTTGTCAAGACGAGCAACGATATCATCGAATTCACCTAATGTACCTGGATTACCTCCTGACCATACATTACCACGATCTTCAATAGCATCGAATAAACCTTGAGTACCAGAGTTAGTACCTAATGCTGATGCAGCAACACCTGAAGAAGCTTCAGTTGGAACGTGCTCGATCATCATCATTTCAAGGTAGTCTTCGAAACGAAGACGAGTCTCATGCTCAGCTTTAACATACCAAAGGTATCCTGTAGCACCATTCTCAGTAGTTACTTCAACCCATCCGATTTGAGCCATATCTGATCCAGATACTTCAAATTTATCCTTGATGATAACAGGCTTAACTTCGAAGATATCATCTACTGGATCAAGTGAACCACTCATTCCAGTTGATCCTTTTTGGAATTCAGAACCGTATACAAATGCAGTAATATCATTATTACCAGAATCTGTAATAGTACCACCAGCAGTTGCGTAATAAGCAACAGTAAATGTTAAACCAGATACAGCTGTGATATAAGCCTTATCAGATTGGTTAGCAACATTAGATGATAAAAATACTGTTTGACCAACTCGGAAATTACATTCAGTAATACCTGCATCAGCGACAGTTAATGTAGCAGTATCGTTACCAGCACCATAAGCAATTGAACATGCAGCATACTTAGTATGCAAACGTCCTTGTTCTGCCCACTTGATTAAGTCAGATGCAGAAGGAATTTCTGCACTTACGTTACGCAAGAAAGAAGCGATTGAACGGTTACCGTAACGCTCGAATTCAGCTTCGTAAGTGTCAGGTAAGTACTGATTTAAGAAGTTGAATTGGTTACTTCCTAAATAGTTAGTAGGTAGGGTAGTTTTAACCGAACTCGGTTGTAAGTCATACCCTGGGGTGTTTAATGTACCAGCCATTTTGTTTTAGTTTTAACGTTTTTTAATCTTTAATCTACCATCGTAGCCCTCCTCGATTACTCTGATCTGTAGACCCTCCTTCGGTGTGACAGGAGCAGACTTTCGAACCATGTTAATGTTCTTAGACTCCTTCTCAAAATCCGTTACAGCGTCAGCCTTTCCTTTTTCATAGAAAAACTTAGCCGTTTTGTCAGGGTCCATAGCCATTGCAATTGCTTTATGGAATCCTTCAGCGTCTTTGATATATCCACTGTCATCTAAAAACTTACTAATGAAGTTATTTAGGTTTGACTGTCTAGACTTAATCTCCTCAGCTTCTCCTGGCTTGTAGACAACTTTTGTGTTCTCATCTAAATTAAATCCGAAACCTTCGAACTTTGAGAACAACTCCTCTGTCTTTTGCTGGAAGAATTGAGACTTCTTCTGATTCTCCTCCATTAAAGCAGACTCGGACTGCTTATATGCTTTGTAAGACTCGTAAGCATCTTTATCCTCTTGCGGAACAAAGCTTTCTCTTGACTCAAGAGGAACCTTGTACTGTTCCTTAAGACTGTTAAAGTACTCCTTCGCCTTCTTCAGCTCTTGTTTTTTCTGTAGCTTCTTCTGTTTAATTTCTTTGTCGTCATCAAGATCCTCGTCGTACTCGTACATACTCATCTTGTACTCGATGTCTTCATCGTCATCACCGTTCTCACGGTAGAAGTCAGCTAACAGTCGGTCAGGGTTTTCGGAATCTAAGTCTCTGTTGAGCTTTAGAAAGTCCTCCAGTCCTCGACCAGTTTCTTTTTTATAATTACGGAAGGCAGCAACATCATCCTCTAACTCTTCTTGAACAACTCGTTCTTGAAATAAATCATCGATAGAGTTAACTTCCTTTCCGTATTTTGTTCTGATGTGGTTTACAACCACCTCGTCGTCAATGTTATACGCAGCTGTATTATCTTCTTGGCTCAGATCTACTTGTGGAGTTTCCTCTACTGATGTATCACCATTCTGTTCAGCTACCTCTTTTTCGTGCTGCTCTACTAGCTGAGTCTCTAACTCTACTAGTGACTTTTCTTCAAAGTCTACAGCTCTTACTTTAAATTCCCCTTCCATTATATTAGATTTTAATTGATTACAAAATTAGTTAATTTTTTAATATAGACTTTTAAGCCTTTTAATTATGCTTGGCATCTTAGGCTTTGGTGCTTTTGGAACCCTAACTTTAGGAACCTTTGTTGACTTCGGTTTTGGTACTTTTATACTTTTCATAATCCTTTAATACATTTTCTCCTACGACTTTTTGTGTTAATCAACATTTTTTATCACCACTTTACTTTATGACTCCAATACCTAGCAGATAGTTTACTAGGATTTGGATCTTGTGCATTATGCCTAGCATAATAAGATTTTTTCCTAGCTTTATCTTCTTTAGTTTTAGGACTCTTTCCAGCACCCTTCACTCCCTGTTGCCCAAAACGAATAGTTTTAATAGTGTCACCTTCCTTAGCTACAACTACGTGTGACTTAGTCGGATGGTTTGGAGTCTTCTTAGGCTTGTTAAATCCAGTGACTCCTGCTCTTGCTAGTCTTGAATCTTTCATTTCTTCTTAGCTGTTTTCTTAGACTCTTTAAATGCCTTTGCCGTAGGCGCACCTTTAGTACCTGGCTTGCGCATGGTCTCACCTGAACCTTGTTCAATACGCTTACGTTTAGCGTGAATGTTTGCA